CAAGCTGGCACCAGTCAGCGAAACATCGCCTGGCACCAATATCTCAAGGTCCGGCCACCCAAACTTGGTGCCGAGCTTCTTGAGCCTGACCTTGTAGTTAACGTGGCGCGTACCCTCATTCGGGCTATGATGAAATAAACAGCCAGGGGGCAGAGCCAGCTCCAGCCATTCAACAACCTGGCGTTGGAGCTGATCTTCAGTCACGGCGGAGGTAGAAGTCATTTGGCATGACTTCCCCATGACTGAGCCTAACAATCCGGTCCATATATTCTGGACCAGGTATCGACCGCTGCGGATGATCATGGGGAAGACACCATCGACGCGCGATAGTGTTATGACCTGCCCCTAGCTGCCGGGCCAGTTCGCCGTAGCTCCAGCCCTTACTCTTTCTGAAATCATCAAGTCTCATGGATACTGACGTATCATAACTTGACGTTTTATGTCTAGTGACTTATCTCTAGATTTCTATTGTGACTAATTTCGTCAGGGGTAGACTATGATCATAATGCCAAACAACCTGGAAGCAATGATCGCGCGCTCCGGCCTCGCGAAAAAAGAGGTGGCTGCCGCCAAAGGCGTCACGCCTGAAACCTTGTCGCGTCACATACACGGCAAGATACAGATGACGCTGCAAGACGCCGAGGCATATGCCAAGCTGCTTGATTGCACGGCACAAGAGGTACTGTTCCCGACAAAGCCTTTGTCAGTCATCGCAGAGTGGTGCCTTAACAAAAAAGGCCAGCCGTATCTTGATTTCAATACAACACACGACCTGGTTTATCTGTCCGATTTCTACGAGACTGATGTAGCCTGCGTCCGAGCTAACCTCAATGGTGATGTGCCTTGGCAGTTTGAAATGTGGAACGGACAGCTTGACGTGATCGACTACAGACCCGCTCTAGAAGGTTTTGTGTCAAAGGAATGTTTTCAACAACCATCCTACGCCAAGACGCTTGACGGTGAGCTGTGGTGGGGGCTGATCTACCCCGAACCAGGTGGCACATACACAATTCACTCCAACACCGCACCAGGTTTCAATAACGCCAGTGGCGTAAAACTACTGTGGGCTTGCCCAATCATTTCGATTATCCGGCGCCCCGATCTGCGCGGTGTACAAATAGTAAGCGCCAAGTGACTTGACGTAATACGTCATGCTGATATACGTTATCTCCCAATGCACAGGGAGATGCGTATATGCACATCGATGTACCAGACTGGGCTGCCAGACATCATTTCTGGAACCACAAAAATCCTAAATCAGGCGATCGAGCCAAAGACTTTTTCGAGAAGGTCCATGTCCGGCCCACGCTCGATACAGCCTATGCCACGCTAAAACGCGGCACCGAGGAAGAGCGTGATGCTGCCCTCGCCACGATCAGCCGGCTCAAAGACGATCGGGCATCAGCCGCAATGGCTGCCGGCTCTGCCACCCAGCTCGGCACAGACCTGCACCTGGTGCCGGACAGCGACGGCAACACCCTAGAGATCGAAGAAGCTATCGAAAAAGCGGTCAACCAGTACCGCCTGTATCGCCCGATTAAGCACGATCTCGACACCGACAGCGCCAAGAAGGACAAATACCTGGACGAACTGCCCCAGGTCATCCGACACGCCATCCTGGGCCTCCAGGAAGCGATGGCAAGAGACAACCGGATCATCGGGGAGACCGAGTTTTGCGACCTGCTGCCGGGCCTGGCTGTGCCGCACAAGACGTTGCCTGACTACAACCGGCGCGGCGATCTCAAAACCAGATGGTCCAAGAAAACAGACACCAAAAAAGGATGGTCCGATAACGGCATCCCCAAGCACCTGAGCGGAATGTTCGACATTAAGAACGTCTACCAGGTCGCCGGGTGGTGGGCCTTGAACGGCAACCAGCCACCTTTCCTGGTGTACGCCAATCACTCAAATTACCAGGTGTTTACGCCTGATAATGCGCCGGAGCTGCGCGATGATTTCCTGGCCGATGTGGTCGAGGACATCAAGCTCTATCACAAAACCACCGAAAACCTACTGCGGGTCTCACACAACAAATCCGATCTGCTCAGCCTGGTGTCGCCTGACTGGGGCGCACTGCATTGGAATGAGCCGCCGGCATACCTGGATGAGGCGCGCAAGTTATGGGGGGTCAAATGAGAAATAAGTTGATCTGGCTCCACGTTGATGATGCCGGGCGCAAACTGCGTCCCTACTCATCGCTGCGTGAAGCTCTACGCATCCTGGGTGTTGTTCTGATGTGCATGTTCACACTGTTCAGCCTGTGGTGCTTCGTGACTTTGCTGACACTGCTTGCGGAGGGATAGATGGTACAGCAAGAACTGTTGGACTGGCCTGGTGATCCTGGGCCAAACGTCCATACAAACGCGCGAGATACTGAGCAACAAGCTGCTGAGTTTATCGCACCAAAGGTAACTGGACTGAGGCTCAAAGCCCTGGAAAGCCTCGCCTCAGCCCAGTCTGGCCTAACAGGTAGTCAGGTTGCCGACAAGATGGGCGCCTGGCTGTACAGCGTCAAGCCTCGCCTGACCGAGCTGGACAGGATGGGTTTGATCGAAGACAGCGAGCGCCGCGAGAAGAACGATCGTGGCCGGCAAGAAATTGTTTGGCAAATCACTGACGCCGGCATGGCCTTCCTGGAGGGTGTTGATGGTTGATGTGAAGGAAATCCAAAGCGCCATCGAGCGAATGAAGACGGTCAACATCAAGGGCAAGCAATACACAATGGTTGCCCAGCGTGTTGAGGCGTTTCGGGTGCTCGTTGGCGCCGGCCTGGGCATGACCACAGACATCCTTACAGACGATGACAAGCGTGTTGTCATCCGCGCACAGATCACATCTCCAGATGGCCATGTCGTGGCCTCTGGGATGGCCGAGGAGCTGCGCGGGGTAGGCATCAACAAGACAGCCTGTATCGAAAACTGTGAGACCTCAGCAGTCGGTAGAGCCTTGGCAAACTTTGGTCTGCATGGCGGTGAATATGCCAGCGCGGATGAGATCGAGAAGGTCGATCGCACCAAAGAAAAACAGAAGGAGCTGCAAGCAGAAGCTGAGGCCCAGGCCAAGCCTACAGAAGAACCCCAGGCTAAGCCTACAGAAGAACCCCAGGCTAAGCCTACACCCAAGCTGGACGAGCCACCGTTTGACGACAATCTGTGGCGCCAGTTTGTGGACGAGCAGAAGCGTCTGATCGATATGGCGCAAACCAAGATCAAGCTCACCAGCCTACAGCGGCGCACCCGAGACGAGCGAGCACAGCTCCAAGAGGTGGACCGCGAGCTGTATGCCGAGCTGATGGACCACTGGAACAACAAGTTTGAAACACTGAACACTGGAGAGAGATAGATGCCAGCGCAATTTAGCTACAACAAGATCAAGATGAAGCGCGACGTTCTTGCTGACGACCAAGAAGGCGAACCCAAAGAGTTTTTCGGCTCAGCCTTCCTGCAATTCAAGACTGAGTATGACCAGGACACCAACCGCTTTGAGCCTATGACAGATGAGCAGAAGGCCATCGTCCAGGAGCTGTGGGAAGCCTGTCATGATGCCGGCGTAGAGCTGTCGATTAGTTTGTTTGAGCGGACAGGCAGCGACTTCAAAGACTGGCCAAAGGTGTTTCAGTTTTCATTGCGTGTAAATGACCCGGAGAGATGAGATGGCGGGACAGGTTTTTACAATCCTGGAAGCAGCTCAGTACCTATTCGGTGACCAAAGCCGTCCGGCGTATTACCGGACGCGCCGGGCCATCGAGGGGCTGGAGTATGTTAAACGTGGCCGGACGATCTACATTGCCAAATCCACCCTCGATCAAGCGTTTGGAATTACTGGTGTACCCGGTGCCGGCGGGGATTTGCGTGTTGTATCGGGGGCAGTATCTGACGCGGAAGGCGACAGCAGATGAGCAGTACCAAATCGCGCTTAACTTTCTCCAAGCGGCCAGGGAGACCAGCCGCGCAGAAGCTGCCGAGAACATCGAGCGCCAAGTTTGCGGGTCAGACTTATACGGTCGTGATGGTTTCTGAGTATGCCCATGAGAAAAAGGTCAAAGCCAGGTCCAAAGAAGAAGCGATCAAGTTTGCCGTATCTCGCGAAAGAAGCCGCGACAGGTTTGCCCATCGCGGCTACTCTCTTGGTGACATCCATGTGGTGGGCGTAGAGCACCACGAAGACTAG